TGCCGCTGGCCGTGGTCGTGCCGGTGGTCGTGGGCAGCGTGAAGGTGTTCGTCGTGCCGGTGTAGGTGTTGCTGCCCTCCAGCGTCGCCAGCGTGCCACTCAGCGGCAGCGTAACCGTGCCCGTGCCAAGCGCGCCCGTGGCAGGCGCAAGCGTCGTGGTGCCCGAGGTGGCGTTGCGGAAGCCGATGTTGCCGACTGCGGTGCCTGCGGTGCCGAGGAGGAGGCTGCTGGTCGAGCTTGCCGTGAGCGTGGTGAAGCTGCCTGCGAGTGTGCCGCCTGTAATGTCGGAGGTCAGCGCGAGCGTGCCTGAAGCGTTCGGGAACGCGATGGCGCGGTCGGCGGTCGGTGCGTGCGAGATGGTCGTGGTGTATGTGCCGTTACTGAGATTGAACGTGCTGCGCGTTTGGATGTAGGAACTCGCGTCGGTGGTGGAGATGGGTGAGTCCACGCCGCTGGTGAAGATGGGTGAGTCCACGCCGCTGGTGGAGATGGCTGAGTGATTGCCGGTGGTGGAGATAGGTGCGTCCTCGCCGCCGGTGGAGATTTGTGCGAAATTGCCGCTGGTGGAGATGGATGCTGCAACGCCGCTGGTGCTCACCGAGTTGCTAAACGTCCCCGTCGTCCCCGCAACCGTGGAGGGCGTGGTCGCGCCCACGGTGCCGTTGAATGCGCCGCCTGTGAACGTCCCGCCCGTCACCGTCTTGCCGGTGAAGGTCAGCGACGAGGGCAGCGAGAGCGTCGGCGTCGTCGTGCCCGTCACGGTGATTTCGTTTGCCGTCCCGGTGATGGAGGTTACTCCGCCGGTGTTGGGCAGATTTGTTAGCTGCGAGCCGTCCACTGCTGGGAGCCGTGCCGAGGCATCCAGCCGAACGAAGCCGAGCGCGGTATTGATCGCGACTTGCAGCGCGGCTGCTACGCCAGTGCCGAGGATGGAAGGCGTGGGCACCGCTGTATCGGGGTCAATCACGCTCCGGTGAATGACAATCGGCGCGGAGAAAATCGTGTTCGTGTATCCGCCGCGCGTGCGGACGACGCCGACTTGCAGGGAAAGCCGATTCGCCACCGTCGCAGCGAATAGCGCAACCATGCCCACGGTGTTGATCGCCATCGTGCCCGTAGCTGGCGATGCGCTGGCAAGTGCGATGTAGCACACGGGCGCATTCACGCCGTCGCCGATGCCGATGTGCAACACGTCGCCAGCAACAAACGAATCGGTAATGACTCCCGCCGTGCGCGTGAATGTCTGCACTGACACCGCCTGCCCCTCGTCTGCCACGGAAATATCTGGCACACTGCCGATGCCGCCCGTTGCGCTCGCAAAAAGGCCAGCCAGCGGCTTCGTTTCGTTGATGAGAAGTGTCAGCATTGCGGTGGTCTTTTAGTGTTTGCGGGTGCGGTTGTCAAATTGGTTTTCGTTCGGGCCATTTTCCTTCGGGGCAGTCCTCAGTAATCAGCGCGGCCTTTGCTTGCAAAAAGCATCCGCAGACGGCGCACCGCGCGCCTAGCGCGCCATCCGGCATAAGGAAGTGCGGGCATTCTGTGCAAGATGCCATCCGCCCCTTGCGAACATCCAGCGAAGCAATCAGCTTTCCTGTCGTGATGACGCCAATCACCGCCTTCGTCACGGCAACCGCAACTCGCCCCGACGCTGTCACCGCGTTCTTTAAGCATCCGCAACTCATGGGCATGAAGCGCAAGTTATTTCAATGAGCGTGCCGCCGTTGTATAAATTTTGTTCTCCGCTGCTGCTTAAATGGTAAATTGTGGACGACACGTAATCATCGCCGGGCGCAATATCTTCGCCGTTGACGCAAATGGAGTATCCGCCCGTATTTGTCACTCGAATCTCTGTTGTCTCAGTGCCCGCGTATGTTCCGCAAGTACTGTAACGGTTATACCAAAAATGAAACTGGCGGACGGTAGGAGTGTCGAATGTATAATTGCCGGTGATTATTTCTGGCGGATATGGGCTGCTGGCGCAAACCGGGTGTGCGTCTTCGTTAAGCGTAAGTGTGCCGCCGACTCCGACTTGAGAAAAGTTGCCGTAATATACCGCACTCAGCGCGTCCTCGCGGCCATACAAGTCGAGGTCGGTTCCATCCGTCCAATCCAGCGTGGCGGTGATTGTGAACGTGCATGTCTGACCGCAATCCACAAGCAGCGTGGATGCCGCGCAGTTTGTTAGCAGCGTGGATGCCGCGCAGTTTGTTAACAGTTTCGCAGCCATTGCTTAGGGGCATGTATCTGGCACGCTGGCGGTCGTGGTGATCAAATCCACCCATTCGGGAGAGCTTGCTTCATCATCCATTACCCATACCTTCTTGTATTGTCCCTGCAACTCCCCGCCATAAAGCCGTAACCCCACAAGCACGTCAATCTGCACATGCTCAAGAGCAAGCTCTTCCGGGCCTGTGTAGGTGACTTGTCCGATGGAGTTGATTGTTGCCGGGCGAACGAACGCCTTGGAGTTTCCATCGTCATTCACGAACCGGACAAATCCCGTTTTGTTGAGCGTCACCGAGTCGTAAGTTGGAGCTAAATCAGTATCATCGGTGTCTTTTCCTTTGCCGGTTACGGTTAGGTCATAGTAATCCGTTTGGGCTGTGGTTTGATCGCCCGGCGACGGCGGCATGAGATAAGGATTCGATGCCGTGCCGGGGAGGTCGTCAATCGGCCCCCATCGGGTCTGACTGACAATCGGAACGTTCGAGGCTGGCAAGGTAATAGTGGCGAGTTGGTAGTGGCGCGTTCCGACTGCCGGGTCGTTCGCGGGCACCGTCGCAGCAGCTTCGATTGTGCGGGTCGTGATTGACCCTGCGATGTTGCCAGTGTTATCCACCGTCCTATCCCATGTCACCCTTGCGTAAATCTTGTCACCGCTTTGAAGCGGCGAGCCATCGGATCGCGCCGTTATCTCAAACACCGGGTCGTCATTCACTGAAAAGCCGGTTGGCAGTCGACCGAATAGCGTGCCGTTGAACACGCGCAGCTTTTTGCTGCCAGCCGCTTCGATGTGAAACTGCCGATGCTCGCGCTTTGGCTCTGGCGGTAGCAGCTTTTTCTTGATGGAAAAGCGCACGCCGTCAACGCCTTCAGTCACGTCGAAATCCTGCTGGTTCGGGATTGGCTGGCGCGAATAGGCCCACGCCTTGAACCGCTCGATACTGCGGTTAATCCACCCGTTCTTTGCTGGCTCTGGCTTGCTTGGGAATGCCATTAGGCTCCTTTCAAAATGTATTCATTCACGCTCTGGCACGTCCAAAGCTTGCCGGGCACGATTTCCGAGACGGGAAAAGATGTGGTCTGCGATACAGCCGAGAATGTGTTGAACACGGCGGTTGCGTCGCCTGTGGAAATTGTGTCAGTGGGTTCCCCTGCGTCATCCACCATTCCCGAAAAGGTCATTTGCCGGATCGCCGCGCTGCCCATGTTCAGCACGGGAATGTTGCGCACGGCGGAATAAGTCGGTGTCGAGCCGGGGTTTGCAAGCGCCGCCCATTTGTATGTTGTGCGCGAGCTTACGTAGGTGACTGAGCAGGTGATTGTTTTCTGGTAGTTCACCGAAGTTGCATCGGTGATTTGCTTGGTCGTCTGCGCGGTTTGCAGCGATGTGTCGTCCTCGGCTAGCACGCCCCGCGCAGCCCCGCCGCGCAGTCCCTTGTAGTTCAACGTGACGGTTGGCAGCACGGGGTTGTCATCGCTCGTCCAAGTATCCAGAAACATGCTGGCATCGTTCAGATTCGCGCCGGCCTCGTCCGTGCATGACAGCGTTGCGTATGCGCCGAGCGAATCCATGAACGCCTTCGCGCGATACTGCGCGCCCTGATAGGTGACGGCGCATGTGTCAAGCTCGCCAGTGAAGTTGCGGCTCCACTGCGGCGGTTTGACTTGGATGAAGGTCGAATCTTCGATGTAATGAAGTGCGCTCATTCTGCGATTGCTTTGGCTACTTTTTTGTTTGCGTCGCGTGCGTCCTTTGCCACGTTGAGAAGTTCATCCAACGTCTCTTTTTCGGTCAGTCCTTTGAGGCGCTTTCGCTCTTGGTCTTTCTCGAACGCCTTGCGTCGCGCTGCGTCTCCGCGCCTAACCTCGCCCTCCCTGCGCACTGGCACGCCGTCAATCTCTTTGAGTCCATTCGCCTGCGCCATGTTGCGAAACGCCTCAAACTCGCGACGGCCAAGCGGCCCCTTATAGACAGCGTTGCGCTCGCGGTCAATGCGTGCGCGAGTTTCGCCTTCCCTCCTGATTCTGGTGCGCGTCGGGTCATTGAACCACTGATTGAATCCTGCCTGCGCTTTCTGGAAAATCCTAGTGAAAGGCAAATTCCCACCGCCGCCTCCAATCGCGGCCATCCTCGCATCGGCCATTTTCACGGCAGGCTCGATTTTCTTGCGCATAGCTTGGGCTTCTGCGAGCGCCGCTGCTGCTCCAAAGTGATCCGCGCCAACCTTGGCGGCTTCTAGCGCCTTGGCTGCGCCATTAGCGTTCTTAGCGAGGGACGCCATGCCCTCCGCAACCATATCTTTGCCTTTGTTTGGTGTTGGCACAACAAAGTCTTTGGGAATCACTGGCCCAATAAATTCGCGCCTTGCTCGCTTTGATTCTTCGTTGGCGATGGCTCTTTCAGTCCGCGCGCGCGGACTGTCATCCATGTTGAAATCAGGCGGTTCACCGGGGACTACCCCGCCTCGCGTGACGATAGCTTTCGTTCCCTTGCTGTATTTTTCCTTTTCCTTCGGCGCAGTTCCCGACTTTATGAGTGTCCATACCTCAGGAATGCCGCTGTTTTCCCACCAGTTACTAATCCATGCCGTGAAAGCTTTTGCGGCGTCTAGCAGGAACGTGCCGAACTGGGTTGCGTATCCAATGATGATTTTACCCCACGCAATCGTCTTGCTGATAGCGTCCTCAATCGCCACCGCCATACCGGGGAATGCCTGCTCGATGGCATCGTGCAGCCAGTTTGCCAATTCAATCGCCTTCACTTTTGCCATCGCCCAGAAAAAACCCATCGTTCCCATCGGATCTTCCCAGATCGCGAAGCCCCATTTGATCGCTTGCTTTAGCTTCTCGGCAACCTTCTCGCCAAACGGCGCGAGGTCAACCTTATCAAACTGCGCAGTGATTTTGTCGGCGATTCCTGCCAATCCCGCGCCCGCGCCAATGAAGAATCCGCGAATCTTCGCGCCCACCCTTCCGAGCCGGTCGCTGATTCGGTCGAATGCCGCTGCGTTCTTTTCGAGAATGCCAGCCTGTTTTCCGAGGCTGTCGCGCGCGGTCTGCATCGCCTCGCCATCTGCGAAAAATGACAGCATGTTCACACCGGCTTTGCCGAAAATATCCACTGACGCCTTCGTGCGAGCGGCTGTGCTGCCGAGCTTGCTGATTGCTGTGGCGATGGCCTCGAACTGATCCGCCGGTTCTTTGTTCAGTAATTCCTGAACGCTCAGTCCGATTTGCTCGAATGGCTTCGCGTTGCCGTTTTTTCCAGCCGCCGCAACGAGCGCGGTATTCATTTTCTTCACCGCTGGCACCAGCCCCTCAAACTCAACGCCGCAATCTTTGAGCGCCTGAGTAAGAACGAGTAGCTTGCCAATCGGCATCCCGGTTCGGTCTGCCATGTCCTGCATTTCCCCGCCGAAATTGTAGGCGTGGACAACGCCTGCCGCAAACACTCCGCCGACAACCGCTCCAGCCTTGGCGAGCGTGCCAAAGGCTTTCGCGGCCATGCCGGGCAGCTTGCCGATGCCGCTGCCGATTGCGCCGATGGCTTTCTCCGCGCCGAGAAACGCGCCCGTGGCAAGTAGCTTGACGGGGTTGCGCGCGAACTGCGCGGCGAGGGCTTTGCCTGTGGCCAGCGCACGCGATGCGCCGCGCACGAACTGGCTTTGATCCATCGTGAGAACTGCCTTTAGCTGTGCGGTCTTTGCCATGTCAGAATCCTGCTTTCTTTGCGTTGTCCTGCATTTTCTTCGCTGCGTAATCGAGCATGTCGGCGGCGACAAAATCAACCGCCTCCTGTAACGCTGGCATCATCTTTTCTTCCGCGCTCGCGGCTTTGGCTTCCGTGGGCTGATTCACGCTCGCGGTGATTGCCGTAAGAAGGCTGTTCACTGTTGCCTTGATCACTTCCGCGCTTGCTCCTGCCAGCCTTTTTCCGCGAAAGTTTCCGCCGAACTTTTCAATCGCCTCTGCCCATGCGTAACGCATGTATCCTTTCGAGCCGATGCGCCCCATTAGAGTTTTCGTCATTTCCTTCCTGAACTGCGGTGCAGCTACGCGCCCGATGCCTTTTTTGCGAAGCCGTATTGAAGTGAGCGCCGCTAGAAAGTGCTCGTCCGCGCCTCGCGTTAAGTCGCGCTCGATTTGGCCGGCGAGGGCGGGCTTAGTGAATGACGCGGCGCGATACGCGATGTTTTTCCCGGCGCGATTCAGCACTTCCGGCAAATCTTTCCCGGTCGCGGCCTCGTAATTGAGCAGCGCCCTTTCAAAGTCGCGAGTGTCGAGCGTGAGCATGGCGGCTAGACTAGCACGTCCCCGCCGTCCTTGGCAAACACGGAAAGCACGTAAATTCGCGCTACCTTGTCGAAGGCGTGCATTTGGCGTTGCCGGTCGAAGTTCTGCCACCATATTGCATCGTATTGGAGCGCCTCGGCCAGTGGCATCCGGTGCCAGATTTCGTCCGGTGAAGCCCCGCAGACCGCGTGAACATGCGCGATGAGATGCGCCCATTGCGACTGCGAGGCTAGACTTTTCCCGGCTCGTCCTCTGCTTCGCCGCCGCCTGTTTTCTCAACCTCGATGCGGAACTGCGCGGCATCCACGCCGGTCACGATTCCGAAGAACACTTGAAACGCCTCACCAAACTTCGGCCCGCTCGAATCGGTGATGCCGCATTTGTCTGCCCATTCCAGCGCGGCGTCGCGCGCCTCGTCCGGCTTGGACAGCGCCCGCGCCGGCGTCCACACGCCCCGCGCAAGCGCCGTGCTTGCGTCTGGCAGTGTGCATAGCCAAAGCAGGATTGCGGTATCGCGGATCGCGCCGGGATACATGTTGGTCGCCTGCAACTGCGCAATCGCGGCCTCGCCGATGAACGGCCATTGCATCCCCATCGTCTGCGCTGCCACCTTGCGACTGGCGCTGTATGGCGCGAGCGGGGTGCCGAATAGCTCGAAGCCTCGCTTGGCGTTGATGAAGGATGATTCTTCCGGTGTGATTTCTTCGCTCATGGTTTTTTTGGTGCTCCTATTTTTTCGCGGTTTTCCGCTGTGGTGTTCAAATTCCAGAAAACGGCAGTGCCCTCGGCGGTGTAACTCAGCGGCGCGGACACTTCATCCGGCACGCCGTCAATCGGCTTCACCTTCACGCTGGCCTTGCCGAGCGATAGCGAAGGGCAGACAACCCAGATGTGGTCTTTCATCGGCCGGTGGTTCAGCCGGCGCATGTAGAGCGCCTGCATCACGGTTTCCGTCGAAATGTCAGGAAGGTTCGGCTCGCGATTCTCCGCTTTGGCCTTGTGCATTTCCTCAACCATTGCGTCCCACGCTTTGATTGCGCGGTTGAACTCCGCGTCCTTCACGATGCGCCATGTCACGATGCCGGGGATCTTCCGCTCGCGCGCTTCGATGACAGCCTTCTCGAATACCTGCGGCGATACGGGCGATTGCGGGAGCAGCCTGCGCGAGCGGCAAAGGTCGGGCGTGTAGTGGTTGATGCACGGCGGCACGACTCCGGTGTCGCTGCCTGCCAGCTTCGCGCCCGCCGTGATGAGCGCCAGCGCCAATTCCTCGTCTGTTGTCTCGAAAATTTCCATGTGATTTGATTGACGTTTGCGGGTTCCGTCTCCCGGCCTTTCGGCGGTGTGAATGGTTAGCCTTGGATGGACGTGTAAAGCTCCGCCGCAGCCCACGCGCCGATGACGGCGGTGCCGGTAGCGGCGTCGGTCACGGCAATGGCGGCTTTGATGTCGAGCATGTCGCCGGGCAACAGGCCCGAGGACGTGAGCGGGAATGTCGTCTCGGCAAGCGTCAAGCTGCGAATGCTGACAGCGGCTCCGGCGTAGAGGTTCGCGCCAACCGTGCGGTCTCGGCTAACTTTGCGCACGTCCACGATGAGCGTCGCGGCGGTGTCGGCGATAGTCGTGATACAGCCTGCGGAAAACCGCACCGTCACGGTCGCGGCTGCGACGTAGGAAGGCGGAAGCACTTTTAGGCATCGAGCGTAGCGCGTGGTTGCGCCAGCCGTCTTGAGGTCGCTGGTGCCGATGTAGCTGCCAGCCGTGCCATGCGTTCCGGTGTAATAGCCGAGGTCGTCCGTCGCGCTTGTCGCTGGCAGCACGGTGCCGACCGAATCCCACACGCGCCAGATGTCGAATGGCAGCGGAAGAATCTGGTTCGTGTCTGTGGCGAGCGAGGAGCGCGGATACGTTGGCAGGTTTCCGGCAACGGCAAGGTTGCCCTGAATCTGCACATTCGGAAAAACTGCCGTGTCCGTAGCCATAGCTTAGGCGACTGCGAATCGGCTGGAATACTTGGCCGTGACTTTCTTGAGGCCATTGCGCTCGTTGTCCACGGTGGCGGTGTCGCGGTAGAATCCGCCAGCCGAGCGGCCAAAGTAGGTGGTCGAATTGACGGGCACGAACGCCGTGTAGAAGTTGTGGACGAAAAGGCTGCTCACCGTGGTGATGTCCAGCGTCTCGCCTTCGATGTCGAGTTCGCCCTGCGGGTCGCCGACAACCTTGCCGCGCGCCTGCCCGTTGATGCCGGGAATCCACTCGTTGATTTCCGGCGAGACGGTGACAGAAAACTTAGAGCAGTTAATGCCGAGTTCTTCCGAGGCGATGCCCCAGACTCCGTTGGTGAAGGATACGAGTTGAACGGCCATGATTAGGATTTGGTGGGTGTTGCGGGTGCGGGTTTGGAAAGCTGTTTTTCCAGCGAGGCGAGCTGCTGTTTTTCGTCGGCGATAGTCGCGCTGCGATCGACTTTGTCTTTTAGCGCCTCCAACGCGGCGATTGAGTCGCGCAATCCTGCGGCCATTTCGCGGAGTTGGGTTTCCTGCTGTGAAGATAGCGCCATAATGGTTTGCTTCTACGTCAAACGCTTGCGACTTGCAAGGGAATTGTGCGGGTGAACACTCGAAAATTGCCGCGCGTTTCCATCGTTGTCCTTGCGGCTTCGGTCATTACGAGTAGCCAAGTGAAGTTTGCTGTGACGTATGCACTCCCCGCTGGCGAGACAAGCGAAGCCTCCACCTTGGCAAACACGTCGTTTGCCTCGTCCGCGTCGCGGTTGACGGTGTGGAATGACACGTCGAGTTGCGCGGCGTATGGCTTCTGCCCTTCCAGCATTTTCTCGCCCACCTCGGCCTTCACCACGATACGCTCCGTTGCTGTCTCCGCGCTGCTATTGAACGCCTCAACTTGCAAGTCGAATGGTAGCGTTGCCGACGCGCGTAGCGCCTGAATTGCCCACGCTTCGATTTTATTGCCGATGGTCAGTTGCATTATTCAGAGGCGGTCGGGTCGCCAACCGTGATGTAGAAAATGCCGTCGCGCTCGTCCACGTCGAGGATGACGTGATCTTGCCCGCGCACCGTGACTGGCGTGAATTTCGGCGGCTCGCCGTTCGGGTATTTTACCGTGTCCGCGTAGTCAGTGAGCAGGCTCTTTTTGATGGCAAGTATCTGCGATCCTGATTTGCCGACTCCACCCGGCAAAAGCACGTCGCCGAATGCGTTCATGCCGACGATGCACGGGATCGCGCTCATCGTGCCGATTGTTGCGACGCACGATAATCCCGTCCATCGCGCCTGCGATGTCACTAGCCGGTCGTGTGCGTCTGTGGTGCGTGACATTGAAAAAAACGAAGCGCCCGGCCCGAGTGAACAGACCGGGCGCTAAGATGAACAACCAATCTGCTTAGACTCCGCCGATGATGATCGCGAGGTGCTCCGGCTTGAACACCGTGACGCCCCATGCAAGCGAGACGTGGTAGGTGTTCATGCGATAGCCGGGATACATCGCGAGCTCGAAGCTCATGTTGGTGCGCGGGTCGGTGATGACTTGGCGGTCGAGCGCCATGTCGCCCTGCGCCGGGATAGCCGGAAGGCGGGTGGCAAGCACGATGGCGTTGCGGCTGAACGCGCAGTTGCGCGAGGACGTGCCGAACACTGTGATCGCGCGAGTCGCGGCGGATTGAGCAACGCGGAGGCCGGGAGCGGCGAGCGTGATGCTGTCACCGCTGGCCGGGTTCGCGCCAGCAAACGAAACGGATGCCACGACATACTTGTTCGTGTCGTTGGCGAACGTGATGATGTCGCCAGCGGCAACAACGCCGGTGCCAGCCGTAGCGAGCGGGATGACAGTCTGCCCAACCGTGAACGCGGCGTTGGTGCTCGTGGCGCTCGCCATCGTGCCAGCGGTCTGACTGCCAACCGCTGCGGACTCGCGCAGCGAGAAGCCGTAGAGGTCGCCGAGCAGACCTTGGCGGAGCAGCGTGCTGTCGCCGCCCTCGTTGACTTTGTAGAGGTTTGCGTAGCCGCGCACCGCGACACCGGCTGCGGTGGAAAGCACGGCGTGGCGGTCGCTGCCCGGAGCGCCGTTGTCGTCGAGGATTTTTTTCGCGTTGGAGAAATCGCCGATGACAGGCGCGGTGTTGGCCGTCGCACCGAAGGCGCGGGAAGCGCCAGCGTTCGCGGCAGTCCAGATATCCGCTTCGACTTCGTTGACGGCGGCGCGGATAGCCTGCGCGATCTGATCCTGCTGAATGGTCAGGTAGCCCGGCCCCTTGTCCACCGCCATGATGTCCTCGCCGCTCCAGCTAAAGCCAAACGAGCGGGCTTTGGTGATCGTGAGCGACTTGTTGCCAATGGTCTGATTGAGCGCGGACGGAACGGCCATCGCAGGAACGATGTCAGCGCCGGAGGCGTTCACAGGTGCGACGATGGAGCGGAGCGTTTGCCCGACTGCAACCATGTCTGCGCGGGAATCGCGGGCGACGGTCGGGATGAAACCAGTCAACTCCCGGCTCACCACGTCAAGCGCGGCGTAGGCATCGGGAATCAGGTCGGTGAGTGTGTTGTTGTTGGTGGGTGCGGCCATATATTTGTGCGGTTACGAAGTGAGGTTTTCTGCGGTTGGTTAGTCGGTGATCTTCCCGCCCTTTTTGCAAAAGTCGGATTTGTTAAACGGCGAGAGCTTGTCGAAGTCGGCGCGCTTTAGCGTATTGCCTGCGGCTCCCTGCGCGTCCGTGGAGGTCGCGACGGTCGAGGCTTTGAACGTATTCAGGATGACGTGCTCCTTGAACTCGGCGAGGTTCTTTCCGTTTGCGGTGAAGGTATCCACGGCGTCGGTCAAACTGACTTTCTGCAAGGCTTCAACCGACTTTGCCCACGCTTTGATTTCCGTAATGCGTGCGCGCTCGGCGGTGATTGCTTCGGCTGCGGCCTGCGCAGAGATTGCCGCAACATCGGGCGGCGCTTCCACGGGCGCGGGAGGCGGAGTTGCGGGCGGGGTGACTACCGGCGCGACTGGCTCGGCAACAACGGGTGCGGGCGTGGAAGGTTCCATTTGCGCGGTTATAACAGATTGCGCGGCGGTGTCAATAGCTTTTTCGTCGCCTTTGAAAAGAGCAGCCGGAAGCATTGTGAATAGTCCCGCCCATTGCGCCTTGAATGACTTGGCTTTCGCGCCGCTGATAACGCTATCTGCAAACCCGGCATCAACGGCTTCCTGCCCGAAAAACCAAGTGCCGAGTTGCGCCTTCATCATGTCACGAATCTCGGCTTCGTCCTTGCCGGTGCGCGCGACGTAGAGCGCGACGATGCGATCCTCGAATTGCTTTGTGAGTTGCGCTGCGGCTGCGAGGTCGTCGGTGTTGCCGTGTGCTCCGCCAGTGACGCGGTGAATCATCACGCGCGCATTTTCGTAAATGCGAATCTTGCCCGCGTCGGCTGCGAGCATGATGACGCTCGCCATACTCGCGGCAAGGCCGATGACGTTCACCGTGACGCTTGCGCCGCTGGCCTTGATTGCATCGTAAATCGTGAGGCCGTCATTGCAATCGCCGCCGGGACTGTCGAGGTTAAGCGTGAGGTTTTTCACCTTGCCAACGGCGCGCAGTTGCTCGGCAAATTCCTTGGCAGAAATTCCCCACATTCCGATTTCGTCGAAAATATCCACGACGCATTCGGAGTCGGATTTGGCGGTGATGGAATACCAGTTCTTTTTCATGCTTCTTTTTTCTTGAATGGTTCGTCGTCGTCGTCATCCGGCTCGTCTTTGTCCGGTGGAGTCATCGGCCCCTTGGTGGTCGCCGTCTCGATGCCGAATTTTTCCATCAGCATGTTGCTCTCTGCGATCTCGGTCAACGTCTGCTCGAGGTCGGTGCCTTGCTCATCGTGGATGGCTTGCAGGCTGGTGAATTTGTTGGCGAGGTCTTGCGCCTTAGCGACGCCTTCCTTCACGGCGTCCACTCCAGCCCATCGGCGGCCCGTGAACTTGACTGCGTTGAACTTGCGGAACTTCGCGACAGGCAGCGGCACCGCGCCCATGATGAGCGCCATCTTTAGCCATTCGGAAAAGATGCGCCGCTCCGCTGTGGAGATGTCCCATTCTTGCAGCATCATCCATTGCGCGGTGATGCTCAGTCTTTCAAGTCGGCCCGCGCTGAAATTAATCTCGGAGTAGTTCTGGCCGAGCGTCGAAAATTGCGCGGCTGGAAGGCCCGCGCACATTTCGCGCAGGCTCTCGTTGCGGAAGCTGCCCGTCGCCGGATTTGGATTGTTCGGGTTGAACTCTTTCGCGCGCACGCCGGGAGGCAGGCCGTGCATTCCGCCGGGGTTCATTTCCAGCGAGAACTTTTTCATGATGTCGGGGTCTGGCTGCGCTGCCGCCATGCCATCCGGCCCGATCAGATCCGTCTCGAAAAAGACATTGGAGCACGCGCCGACGCGGGCGGATACAACCGCCGCTTCCATCCATTTCGCGAGCTGGCGCGCGTTGCTCATGATCGGCGTCGTCCACGGCACCGGCCTCGTCACGTCCGCGTCGTCGTCAAACTTGGCGTAGTGAATGATGTCCTCGGCTGGAATGCGCGTGCAGTTTTCCTCGCCGCCCTGCATGAACGGCATGGGCGCGTAGCCTCCCCATTGGCTCGCGGTTGCCTTGACGAAGTGATATGCCACCGGGACAGGTGCCGCTCCGCTGTCGTCATACTCGATGCCGAATCGCACCGGGTTGCCGGTCGCCGCGCATTTGCCGGTAAAGTAGTAGCTGCACCACTCCGCGTTGATGTGCTGAATCTTAAATCCGAATGGCTGGTAGCGCGCATCGCGGACGAGCCGGATGAAATGCTCGCCGTCGCGCGCTGCGGATTTCAGTCGAAGCTGGCGGGATTCGTTGTAGCTGAGTCGTCCAGTGACGGTGCAATTTTCGCGCAACTGCCATTCGCGAAACTTCCGCTCGATGAGTTGGCAGGCGAACACGTCCATTTCGCCGACCTGTATCGTGGCCTTGCCTTTGACTTCGCGAAAAAGTTTTTTTGCGGATGGTTTTTTGCCGGTCGTCCGTTCGATGTAGGCTGCAATCTGCGCGCGGCGTTCCGTCTCCGCGCGAAGTGTCGCCTTTTCCGTCGGCGTGTGAATCACGCGATCCTCCTCCTCCTTAATCATCATGCGGATCGTGTAGCCGTTCGGCCCGATGACGTTCGCGCAGAGGTCTTGGAAGTAGCCGATGACGTAAGGGTTTTCCCGCGCGAGGTTGCGCGAATACGCGCGGAGTTCCCAGTGGTTCCTGTAAATCTCGGCGTCAACTCCGATGCGGTTCACCTGCCAGTCAGGTGACAGCTTTTTCAACTGCGTAATCAGTTGCGTGTAGTCATTCCGCACTGTCGCCGTTTCCGGCGCCGCGCTTTTTGTGGATTGCCAGAATTTCCAGTTCATCGAAAGTAGGGGCGGATGGAACGGGACGGCGCATCACCGCGCAGACCTGCCGCTTCGTTTTTTTCCTCCGCAACGAGCGCCTTGAGGTTGCGCACCACGGCAATCATTTTCGGGATGTCAACGCTGGTGATGCTCTGCCCGTTGAAATTCGTCGCCGCGTCGGGGTTGCCTGCCAGCAACAGGAGCGCCGCGTTTGCCGCGTCAAGCTGCTGCTGTGCGTTTGATTTCGTGAGCGTGCTGGCGGGATTTGCCAGCACGATGAAGTCGCCAGCCGCGCCGGTCGTCACGTCGCCGCTCGATGTCTGCGTTGCACGAGCCTGCCATGTCCACGCGCCGACAAGCATCGCCGACGATTGCGTGGCGGTGATTGTGAACAGGAAATTGTCGCCGGTCGCCGTGCCGGCGCACGTCACCGCTGCCTGCCCCGGCTGGTTGAGGATGAGCGTCGCCGTGTAGGTCGATGCCGGGCATTCCGGCAGGCTGAGTTGCAGGCGCGTCGTGTCCCCCGACGTGATGGACTGCGGGAATATAGTGAGAAGCGGGAGCGCCATTGTTGGCGCTGCGTATAGCCGCGCCGCGCCGGGGTTGCAAGCGCAAATGCTTAGGGTGATGTTTTCGCGAGCCTCGCGGCATACGTGGCGATCCAATCATGCACCGGCTTGCCTCGGATGAGCCAGCCGGATTTCTGCATCACGGCGAAGAAGTTGCCGTCATAATCAGGATTCGGTTCTACGCCGTGCTGTTTGAGCGTCTCGTGCATCGCCTCCACCGAAGTCGGATACGGATGCAGCGGCTTTTTTTCTCCGAAAAACAACTGGTGCTTTGCAAAAGCACCCTTTGTATTCTCTGAAGAAGTCTTTGCAGTAGTCTTTGTCTTTAGGGGAACTTCCCGTTTCGTCCACTTCCCATCTTCCCGTTTGGGTAACTTTGATGTTTCCATTTGGGCTACTTCGGCGAGGCGGTCGAGTTCTTCGGTGCGGATTCGGTAATACTTCCGGCGACTCACCCGGCCCTCGGGCTGAATTGTCTCGATCAGGTTCAGGCGCGAAAGGTTCGCCATCGCCTTTCGGATAATCTTCTCAGTCCAGAACGGAAAATACTGCCAGCGCCAATCTTCCGCCGTGTTGAAAATCCACTGCTTTTCTTCGATGCGACGACCGAAGCGCGGATCTCGCAAAAGGTAGTGAAGCTGCTGAAGGATGATTGCTTCGTGAAGCCCGATGACGAGCGCGAGACTTGGCAGGACTTGAAGCGGTGGTTCTTCGATGATGAGCTTTGACATGGATAAAAGTTGCCCCTTCCGCGTCAGACCCGCCTCGAATGAGAGCGGCGCGGAAGGGGCGATGAAAAAGGCTTTTGAGCCGGTCTGAATCGGCGCGTCGCCGTGATTGGCGACGCCGCGACATTGCACTACTCACGCGGCCTTGGCAAGAAAAAACTGAGGGCGGCACCGTTGCCAGTGCCGCCCTTGTGTTTGCCTAGATTTTTGGAAGAATTATCCTTTCGAGCTAGGAAATTCGGGATATTTTTCGTTCTCGATAAATCGCAAAACGATAGATTTTTTTCCTTCCATTACAGCTTTGAATGTTTTGATCAGAAGTCCCATCACGTATCCCCCGGGCAATTTCGCTTTCGATCCCATATTTGAGATCAGCCTGTTCCTTAAATCGTTAATTGCGCCGTCGCAATTTTTTCCGGAGTAAAGTTTTTCAAGCATCGCCTCGGCTGTTTCAAAAACTTCCGCTCCGCGTTGATACGCAAGCCATAGGAATGCCATAGCCCCCGACCGTGGTAGCAATTTGCAGCCAGTATGAAATGAATTTGCCAGCATGTAAAACGATTGCAATTCATCATTGTTCGCGGCGATGAAGTCCATGACTTCGCTCCGTGTCATGGTGGCATTTGTAGATCCAGAGAGCGGCCCTGCCTGCCCCTTTTCGATGGCAAGAATCCATCGCGCAGCGGCGCTCACGTTTGTTGCGTTCGCAAGTTGCATTGAATCGCCAATTGCACGCTTCAATCCGCAATCAACAATCTTAAAGATTTCTGGTTCGTTCGTCTTGAGCAGCAAAAACTTTTGCGCCTTGCCTGATTGAACAACCGCAGTCAGTCGATGTTGCCCATTTCCTAGCGTGCCGTTGATCAGCAAGATGGCGTCGGTGGAAAGCCGAAAAGTTCCGTTCCGCATTTCGCGCTCTAGGTCTGCAACTACTTTTGGCCGGATTTTCCGCTGCATTTCATATCGGTTTTCAAGCATCAGTGATGCCTCGTTCGGTGTGATTGTCTTGATTTCAATATTTGCGTTCATTTTGTGTGGGTTTTTATGGTTCAGTTTTTCGGAGCAGGCACCGCGCAGGCTGCGATGATGCCGATGAGCGGCGAGAGGATGAGGCTGATCGCGAAGTATGCTCCAGCGGAGTGGCCGCGTGCGCCTGCGACGAGTCCGACGCCTACGGAAAGCGCGATCCAGATGACGATGGGAATGATGTCTATTTTCATTTTGTTTTGGTTCCAAGTGCCGCCGCCACGGTGAAACCCGCGCCCGAATGGGCACGGCGTGACGGCGGCTGATTTGGTGTTGGATTGCTTGGTTTCACGCAAGAATCGCGGATGCGATGTGGAGCTTCTACGCTGCCGCCGTTGGTTTGGCAAGGATTATTTTTAATTTCTTTTCACAGCCACCCGCTCCGCGTCTGCCCGCCCTCAAAAATGGCGTAGTCAATCTCCGGCTTCGGCTTCGCGTTTGGCGTGCGCAGGGCTTCGGCGTCGTCGGCAATGGCCTGCTCTAGCGCGTCCCAGTTGCGCGGGTGCAGCCGTAGCGCACCGAGGCAGCCGACCTCGATGTCGAGGGCTTCGTTGCGCGCGTTCTTTTCGTTCTCGTATTTCCGAATCTCCTGCCCGCCGTCAAACGTGATGACGACTTTTTCCACGGTCAACTGCTGAAAGTATTCCTCCGAGAATCGCTGGTTGAAGTGCATCGCCGTCGCGCCCGGTTCCGTCACGCGTAGGCGTTCGTAGATGCGATCCTTTGCCTCCCATGTCCCGATTTCGTGCCCCTTCAAATTCTTGGCAACAGTGCTCATCTTGCGCGTGATAATCGGTGCGCCGAATCTGCCGACACCTTTGCTCGCGCGCACGTGTCCCGTGACGTGTTGCACCGGCTCGCGCGCGATGCGCTGGAAAAAGCGATACACTTCCTCCGCGTATGCGCCGCCGTCCACGAATGCCATTCCGAGCCGTAGCTTCGCGCCGCTAGCGTGCGTCCACTCGCGGCCAAGCTCCTTTGCCAGCGCCGTCCAGACTTCTTGGTGGGACGTGTAGCCATCGAGCACAACGTGGTCAAGTCCCCACGATTCTTCCTCGCGGTTCCACGCGCGCCAGCCAACCTCTAGCCGGTTGCGTTGCACGTCGCAAAACGCCGTGATGAACGATGCGGCCTGCGGCACGGTGTCGTAATTCTCGCGCCGCTCATGTAAGGTTTTCCAGTCGGGCGGCTGCTCGCTTTCGTCGGTGGGGTCGAACGGCTCCGCGTCCACGGTGTTGACCATTGGCCGGCGCGCGCGCTTCGGGTCTGCGCTCGCTGCGACGGCCATTTCCTCCTCGGCCATCTGGCCAAGGTATCCTGCCGGGTAGCGCACGGGATCAACCGGGTGCGGCCAAAGCAGCGCGTTGGCGTGGTAGCCTCGCCGCCCGCGAAACTCGTTGCGCGGTTTCCAGTTGTCGAAGCCTTGCTTGTGCGCCATCGCGTAACGCTCTGCGTCGGTCAGGAACTCGCCGCACCTCGGGCATTCCAGCCGCGCGCCCTCGGGCTTGCCCTTGTCGTATCGAAGCTGTCGGCGGTGCATGACGAACGGCTCGCCGCCACACTTGACGCATGTGACGTGCCACTCGTTCCAGTCTGAGTTTTCCAGATCGTTCATGATCCGGCTGTGGCCGAGCAGTGACGGGTAGCTCGCCGCCACGCGGATTGTGTCCGGGTATTCGCTGCCACGCTTCCAGAATATTTGCACCTGGTCGCCTTCGTCGCCTTCCTCTTTTTGAATGGCGTCCTTTTCGTCAATGACGAGGAAGCTGCCTTTCGCGCGTCGCAATTCGCCGGGTGCATTCGCGCCGAACATGGTAATCAGTCCGCCGGGAAACTGCTTGTGCAGAATGGTGTTGGACGTGACGCGTCGGTTGCCCTTGCTGCCGTATTCGTTCAGGCAGGGCGTCGTGTCGAAAAGCTCGCCGCACAAATTGTCTTTGCTAAACTTCTCCACCTGTCCAGTCGTCGGCATCATGTAGAGGATGCGGCGCGGTTTCTGATCCACCGTGTAGCCGATGGCCAGTAGGATGACGGTGCTTTTGAGTCCGCGCGAAAAGATGGCATAGCTCGTCTCGATCACGCGCCGGTCGAAGATGCTCTGATACATGGCGCGCGTGTAGGGCGCGAAGTCCCAGCGGAAGCGCCCGCCGTTTGGTAGGCGATACACTTCCTCGGCCCATTCCTCCGGTGCCATGCGAGACCACGGCGCAAAGCTGCGCGCGTAGCTGTGCAGCCATGATGCACGAATCTTGGCGACGCTGATCGGGTCGGTCATAGCTTTGCCAGCTTCGCAGGCACCTCGCGCAACTCGGTGAAGATGTCGCGGATCAACTCCGGCGTGAGCGTCTTTCCTTCGTGCGCTTTGAGCAGGCCCGCCACGTTGCTGAGGCTGGTTTCGTGGATTGCCTCAACGTCCTCGGAAGGCCATCGCTCTCCGCGTAGCACCTCCATTTCCAGATCAATCTGTTGCCGCCGCGCAATGGTGAGCAGCCGCGATGCCTCTTGCGCCGTCACTGAGCCGGTGCCGTCCTCGCCCGCCACGCCGTAGAGCTTGGCCAGCGCGAGCTTGGAATCGTAGAGTTTGCCCGACTTCGGGCCGGGCTGGAACGTCAGGCCGTCCATGCTTTTCGTCACGGTCGCGCGCGTTTTGCCGGTCAGTTTGTGCAGTTCGTTGATGCTTAGGAGTGGCATATCGGAAGCGGAAGTTGCGATTTACCCGGTATGATTCGTGAACCTTTCTTAGCGTTCTCTGTCCCCCAAATCGGGCGGAGGTTCTGCCAGTTCCAGCAAATCATCTGCTGTTCAAACGTCGCCGCGAATATGGACTGCGGCAAGATGTGGTCGATCTGCCATCGTCTGACTCCGGTGCCTTGGTTTCCCCAATCCATGCCGTGCCTGAATTGCGACTCGATGTGCGCGCGAAGCTGTTCAAGCGAACAACCAAGCAACCGCTCCATTGCGCCGGATGTTTTTTGGCCGCTAATAAATCGCTGCATCTTCCGTTTGAGTATGAAGCGAAGGCGGAAGGCTGGATCGTTTTTGTATCGCCACCGTTCAACCTCCGCGCGTGTGGCGCTTTTAGGAAGCGGGTGTTTTTTGCAGTGCGGAATATAGCCTGCGTTGGAGCACAGTCGCCCGCAAAATTTTTGATCTCCGTTGATTCTTATCTGAAATTTTTTTCCGCATTGGATGCATGATCTTTTTATTCGTTCCTTGCGCTTTCTCATCATCGCGTTTTGAAATGCCTCCTTGAAAGACGGATCTGCCCGCTGCGCTTTCATTCGTTCGCTGGTTTGCGCGCGGAACTCTGGCCGCTTCCAAATCTCCTTGGCTGCTTGGCTTCTGTTTTGATTCATGTTGTTGCGTCGTTATAGAAATTATCAGCTAGCGGCTGTGTGCGCCGCAGAACCTGCCTTGAAGATTAACGTCTCAGAAGAACCTAAAATGTTTTGCGCTCTAATCATGCACCACGGCCTCATGCGAGTCCCCGGAAATGTTTTTGCGCTTCGCCTCCCTGCGCGCCTTCATCGCAGCCCGGCCCTTGGCAGCGTTGGCCTGCCTCGCGACGATGCTGGCAGGCGTGAGTGTCTTGGGCTTGCCCTTGGCTTTGCGGCCAAGGGCGACGGCGTGCGGGTCTTTCATGGGTGATACGCTAGAGCGGTTGCGTGCGCGTGTCAAGCACGACCAAGGCCGCGCGCGTATTGCTCGACGTGCTCGGCGTGTTCCTTGTGCTGGCCTGTTTAGGCGCGAGCTTTGCCCGCTTTGGCGGGTGTAGTGCTTCTCGTGCAAGGATTGCGGCGGCGCATCCACATCCGCATCCGCCGTGTCGGTCGCACATGCAGCCGTCGCCGAGGTCAATGACCTGGAGGAGTGCCTTCCGGTATCGGGCTAGCGTGTCAAGGTCGCTCATGCGCGGGTGAAGTTGCGTGCGGCCATGTCCACGTGCTCGGCGTGCTCCTGCGCGTAGCCGGGGCAGCGGCGGAGCAGCCAGAGGTGGCAGGCGAGGCGGATGTCGTCGCAGGACTCGCCGTGGCGTTTGCTGGATACGGCGTCGCGCTCCTTCCAACGCGAGCGGTAGTTCAAATGAGTGTTGGCTGAGTGGCTTATGTTTCTCATGGGGTGGGGTTCCAGAGGTTGAGGGTGCGGAGGAAAGCTTCGGCGCGCTGGGCGGCGGTGGCTGATGCGACGGATTCAAGGCCTGCGTGTAGTTTGTGCCATGCCTCGTCTCCATGCGGCTGGAAACCGCATACCAAGGCCAGTTCAGACAGGTAGGCAGAGAATACCCTCTTCGCTTTGATTTCCTTCTCCGCCTCGTGCATGGCGTTGAGGTCGTTGAGGTAGTCGGGGATGCCGTGGAATGAATAGCTGTCGTCCTTCCACCATCCATTGCGGTGCGTGCCTCCATAGGTCGCTTCACCGTGATATTTCCATCCGCACGCCTCGGCGATGGCGATTCGTTGTGCTTCTGGTGTCATGTCGTGTGCTTGGCTAGGATGTTGCTGAGGTGGCGAGGGTTGAGCGAGCGAAGATGCGCGATGCAGGCGGCGTGGTCAGGCGAGGCGATGTCCTCCAGCCGGGTGCAGTTGGACGAGCAAAGGCCGTGGCGGTGAAGATGCGCGTAGATTGGCCAAGCAGGGAGATTGGCGGCGGCGAGGTAGTCAACAAGCGTCATCGGTCTTGTGCAGCATCGGCGGCGTCCTCGGCTTGGCCGACGAGCGTGTCGGTGATGTCGGCACCGCAGGCGAGGCAGATGCCGTGATCGTGCTCCTCGTGGTCGCATTCCTGCTGCTCCCGGTAAAGCCTCGCAGCCTCGGCACCGGCGCACACGTGGCAGTCAGGGGCGCCGCAGTCGCGCAGGCGGCAGCCCCTCATCGGTCGCGTCAAGTGCGTGCTCACGCTGCGAGGGCGCGCTTGGCGGAAGCGATCTGGTTTTCGATTTCCGCGATGTAGGCAATGCGCTTTGCAACCTGCGCATCGGCGGCAGGCAACTCGTTCGCGCGGGCGGCATCCATCGCGATCAGGTCGCGATGGCATTCTTCGCCGAGCAGCGCCATCTTCTGCGTGGATTTCCATTCGATGAGCTTTTTGATGTAGGCAAGTTTCGTTTTGTTCATGGGGTCGAAAATACACTGCATCGTCCCCGCGTCAACAGTTTTTTATTTTTATTTTTAGGGGGTGGGTTCACGGCCACGGATTCCAGAACGTCATCGCTTCCACCGCGCGCAGCAACTCGGCAAACCCGGCGAGGATTTCCTCGTGCGTGAGTCGGCGCGGGAGGTGCGGGAAAAAGTCGAGTTGCGTCATTTTCGTTTTCGGTTGAAAGATTTGCCGCTGGCCTGCTCCGGCTCATGCGCGAGCGGGTGCCA